CCTCTACCCCCCCCCGCCGGTTGAAACTCCGGCCACAAAATAATTTATGGCAATACACCGACTCCTGTTACTGACCGAAACGGAAAACGAAGGCGGCATATCGGACGCAGAATTTCTGCTGAAGACTGCCAGCCCTTCGGCCATCTCCAGCCTGCGCGCGTTCATTGCGACCCTTGGTGGAAACTCGCTGCCGCCGGTCAAGTCAGGCCCGCGCGGTAGAAAAGTCTCGGTCGTCGGAGTGGCCCCGGAGTATGGCGGCACATCGGCAGTCGGGATGGTTTTTGATTCCTCGTTGCAGGCGTCCATCGCCATCGGCTACGGTTCCGATTCAGTCGGGCCGGCGCTCCGCAAGGCTGCCCTGACCGGGGAGAAGTCGGTCGTGCTCAAAGGGGTGGAGTTGCAGTATCAGGACACGATTGAATCGAAGGATTGATTTCTATGCACCCCGTCCTGGCCCTCTCCATGTCGAACAGTTTTCTGCTGATGCTTCTTGCTGCGCTTTTGCTCGTGGCCTGGATTTGGTTCGGCATCTGGCCGTTCAACTCGACTATCTTCAATGAGCACGGCGGCCCGGAGTCGAAATGGTTTTGTAATCGGTGCCGCGCAGAAGTCTCGGTCGAAACCGGGAAGTGCAAATGCACCGAAAGCCCCTCACCCTGGGTGCCGGTCGGCGAACGGGTCTGGGAAATAAACAAATAATTTGAAAAATTTGTTGACACTGGAAACTCTTCGGTGTTTAATGAAGTAGAAGTTAGCAAACAACACAACATGCAAACGAGACGATAAAAATATGAACAGCGAAACCTATAATCGAAATCAATCCCGGTGCGGTATCCAACGTGGCGACCTTGTGCGCGTAACCCGCCTGCCGAAGCCTGACGAGCAAGGCTGGACTCGAATCTTTACCAACCCCTACCTTCTGGTAGGGATGACCGGAAAAGTCTCCCATCTTTGCATCGCCGGCGTCCGTGTGCTGTTGGAAAATGGATGCAGGATACACCTTCCGTTTTTCATCCTCGAAGTCATCTCGACTCTCCAGACTCGCAAGGCCTCAGAAATCCTGTCTTGGTCGAATCGTGCCCGCGCCGGCGAGATGGTTCAATTTCGTAGCCGTTTCACTGGCGGCGAATGGAAGGATTTGATTTGCCCCGGCAACCTGGAGCAAGGGCCGGTTGAGATGTCTTTGCAATTTCGCATCCGACCGGAAACCCCGGAAGAGGCGCGCGACAAACGGGTCGCTGAATGGAACGCCAAGGGAAAAACCGGCGTCAAGGTGCAATTTCGTTGCCGGCACTCTGAAGGTTTCTGGACGGGCTTGTGTGGCTCACATACCTGTGATGATGTGAACATCGAATTCCGCGTCAAGCCGGAGCCGAAGTATCGGCCCTGGAATAAATCTGAAGTCCCTGTCGGTCGTGGGATACTCAAAAACAAAGTTGACCCTGATGATGGTTACAGAACTCTAATTCTGGCCGTCAACTACGCCGGGAAGGTCTCACATTTGAGCAACGACAGCCAGGCGGTGATTACATCTGAAACTCTGGAAGAGTTGCTTGAATTCCGTCTCGTTTCGCTGGACGGCGGGAAAACTTTTGTTCCGTGCGGCGTGGAAGTGTATTCTGATGCTCCGGGCGCGCAACTGACGCCGGAGTAAGCAGTCGGTTTTTGTTCTTTGAAAGTTTAGCGGTGGTCGTGATGCTGGTTGGTTGTCCAGGTGGATTGCGGCGGGGCTTATTTCTCCCTGGTTATTCATTCACCGCGGCGGGTGAACCGTCATAGTTCCCGTCCGTTACGACCACTGCTTTTTGATTTCGGTCTCATGCCGGTTGTTCCGGGTAGTTAATGCCTTTGACCCGGCATGGATTTTTGTCCTGCACAGTTGGAACAGGCGTAGAAAACGGGAAACCGGCCCAAGTCCTGGCGATAAAAAATTTCGCAAAGCCGTCAGAGTAGTTGCACGGCGCTGTGCAGGATGTTTCTTCGATGACTGAAGAGAGGGAGCCACGGGTTAAGCTGTAAGCTGCGGGTAAAACCGCTCCCTCTCTTCAGTAATTTACGGCGGTATAAGCGAGTCCGTTTGTAGCCGGCGAAGGCGAAACGGTGCTGACCGCGATACAGGTCTTGAAAACCGTGTCGAACCTGGTCTAACGCATAAGTTGACGCACATAAGCTGGTGTCAGGCCGCCGTGTTCTTTGGATAGGAGATGTGTGGGCCTGCAAAGCCTCATGTTTCTGATACGCTCCAGGGCAGTCCCGTTTGCAGCGGGACGATGCACAGCCGGCGTCGAGCCGGAAAGCCTGATGCCCGGCAGCGCCGCTTCCACGGCGGTGTAGTGTAGGGAGCTTCCAGTTTTTGCGACCCGACAAGGTGCAACCTAACAGGACGACTCGCAATCGGTTTTGGTCGGGCCGCAGCTTTTATTTATGAAGACACTAAAAACTATTCTGATTGCCGGTCTCGTAGTCGCGGGACTTTACTACGGCTACAAATTTGATTTCTGGATTTGGTCGCAAGCCCATCCGGGAGCGCCGTCCTGGACATATTTTTTCTCGCACTGATGGCCTACGAATATACAAGCCCAGGCAAGGGCCTCCGCGCACATCGGCACACCACCACGAAATCCTTCCGCTCCGAGCACGAGCGGATTTTTGGCCGCAAGAAAAAGGGCATCCCCGAAGATACCGGAAAGAATTCTTTGATGAGCCTGGTGCCTGGTCGAATTTTGAAATAGTCTCTTGACGCCGGCGCAGGTCTCTGATAAGTTGGAGCTTTAGGACACATACAACCATGAACCCGTAACCAAAGGCAAAATGATGAGCGGATTACAAGCACTCAAGGCAATCAATAACTGGGCGGTATCGCCGGCGGCTAAACGCCTCCGGGAAAACTACAATGCTCAATTCAAGGAGCGCCGGATTTTAGTGGCCCCGAAAGCTGTTCGGGTGCAGGGACGCGAGCAGCGTCTCGGTTGAAAATTTATCGCGGGGTGGCGCAGCCCGGTAGCGCGGCTGGCTCATAACCAGCAGGCCGCGGGTTCAAATCCCGCCTCCGCAACCAGTTTGACGTATTGCTTTGCGTCTAAAAAGGTCTGCCCTTCAATGGGCGGAAATAAGAGAGCACGACTTCGCCGGGGAAAGACCGGCCATTCGATTTTTATGAACGCCGACCATAGTTCTTACGAGGGGCCTCTCCCGAACCGGGAGCCGCAAGCGCCGCGCAGCATTGACATCAAGACGGCTGATGCTGACAGCGCCGTAGGTCGGAACAACGCGCCTTACAATCCGGGAAGTGAACCGCATGGCATCGGGTCGTGCGAAGAACGTCCGGCTGACTGATTATGGCAAAGTTCCACGCCCTCCGAAAAACAAAATCAGGTGGTTGGAATGTGATTGCCAAATCTACCGGCAAGCCCTTGTCCAACGAGCCTCATCCCACACGCGCGAAAGCTCTCGCACAACTTCGGGCAGTCGAAGTCAATAAACATTCCGGGTCATAATTTTTCGTCGCCGGCACTGCCGGTGACGTTGTCAGGGGGGAACGGGGACACGGCCCGCTTGGGTAAAACCGGGCGGGCCGAACTTTTTGTATGGAGCAGGCTCAAACCAACGACGTTGTAGAGCGCAACTGGTATCGTCCTTCAAAAGACATCCAGGAATTTCACGCTTGCAAGGCCCGTATCCGCGCGCTGGTCGGCGGTCGCGGCACCGGCAAGACCACTGCGATTGCGGTTGAAGTTGTCGGGCATTGCCTTCACAACGCCGGCGCAAAAGCGTATGTTCTCCGAAAAACCCAGGACTCAAATGAAGACACGACGCTGGAGACTTTTGAGAAGCAGGTTTTCCCGCAGATGGGAACAGCTTACCGGGATACCGGGACTTCGTTGTTCAAAAAAATTGATGGGGGAAAATGTTACCGGCTTCCATCCCGGAAAGCGGTGGAGCTTTACAACACCTGGTTGACAAAAAATCCAGGCGCGAACAAGGCGCAAAAACTTCAGTGGCTTGACTCAATCGGCAACATCTACTGTTCCTTCATATTTTTTGCCGGTGTCCCTGAAGAGCGGTATCGAGCATCCCGTTTCCGCGGTTACGAATGTTCTCTGCTCGTATTTGTCGAAGCTGACCAGTTGAGCCGGGAAGACCTTGACCTGGGTGTCGCTTGTTTGCGATGGAAGGGAGCAGACCCGGCGACTTGCGACCCGCTTGGCTTCATAAAAGATGGTGGTGTCATCCTTGACACAAATCCTCCGGGGCCGCGGCATTGGATTTGTGCGATGGAGTGTGAAGCTAAGGGCGCGGTTGATTCCAAAGGCGTTCAACTCTGGACTGATTCAGTTGCAGATATGCCCACAAAAGATTCGAATGTCCGTTTCTGGCATCTCGACACAAATGACAACGCGCATAATCTTCCCGCTGGTTATGTGGACAATCTTATCCGGCAATACCGTAAAAACCCGGCGATGTTGAAGCGAATGGTGTTGGGCCTCTATGCTGAAGCGTTCGAGGGGACGCCAGTGTTTCATCAGTTCTCACCGGAGCACGTCGGGGATAATCTACCGTGGCCGCGCGGAGCTTATTTGATTCGTAGCTGGGACTTTGGCACGACCCAGGCGGTTATTTTTTCCGCATATTGGTCGGACGGTCTCGATGAGTATTGGTGGGACTTGCAGGAGTATTTTGCACGCCAGTCCGATGTTGACCGTCAGTGTCGCGCCGTGTGGGAAATCACCAACAATGTTTTCCCCTGGTGGAATGACCGTAGCATCTGTTCCGGCGTGAAAGATTTTTGTGATGTGGCCGGCAACCAGAAGACTGATAAAGGCAGCAGTGTTGCTGTGCTCCGCACGAATAATTTTTTCCCTGGATTCATAAAGATGGGTTTGCAGGAGAGCATTGCGCTTTACAACCGTCTTCTTGAAAAGCGCGACCGCTTCCAACGCCCGGTCTATAAGATTGACAAGACAGGTTGCCCGATGCTTTATACCGCCAGTCTCGGCGGCTATCGGTATCCCGTTGAAGGTGAGCCAGGATTCGGCGGCGATGAGCCGTTGAAGGGGTCGGCAGGCGGCGACTATGACCACCCTGCTGATGCGAGCCGGTATGGGAAGTATAATTGCCTTCGCTTATTACGCACGGAATTGGAACGCGCAAAACATGCGGTCGGAGCTTTCGATGCCAAAGTCACCCCGAACCGGCTCAAGCGTTATTATTGACAGAACGGCAAAAATTTCGTAGAGTAAGACATTATGGACTTGGGGACAAAACAGCCCGCACCGGGCACACTGACCGAACCGCCGAAGGGCGAATCAAAAATTTCTTATCCTGGTTTCAGTCTGAACGATGAGATTGCGAAAAAGTTTGCGACGGAGAATTCTCCGAAGCTCGGCGATTGTTTTGCGGCTACTGTTCTCATAAAAGTGACCCGGTTGGAGTCCAGCCAGTATGGTCACAGCGTCGGCTTCGATGTCCAGGAGCTTGATGACGTTACGCCGGAGTCGTCTGAAGACGACGAGAAGCCCGGCGAGGGAAAAGAGAAACCGGCGGGTGAAAAGTCCGAACCTACCGCTGAAGACAAGGCGGAAAAGGAAGCTCTCGGTTACGAACGGCCCAAAGGCCCGAAGAAAGAAGAGCCGGCGGTTTCTGCTGCGGATTTGGAAGACTAATTTTAAGGAGCGGGTATGTTGAATTATCTTGGGCCGAACATAGGGCCGCGCGGCCCTATTGCAACGCAACTTCCGCCGGCGACTCCGGGAAGTATGCCGGGCGCTGTGCCTCATGTTGCTTCGACCCCCTTGCCTTTGCCGGCTGCTCGTATCCATCCTGCGCACGCCATTCATGCTCATGGCGCTCCGCCTTCGGCGGCTGCGCTGGGTGCAATTTTGAGCCGGCCCGGTATGGTAGCGCCTCCTGACCAGGGGCCTCCGCCTTTGCCGGAATACGGAACCACGACCCAGGAAGACGGGTCAATCCTTTTGCATCTTCAGAATCCTGATGGGTCGAAAGGGCCGGTCGTGAAAGTCATTCCGCCTATCAAACGCAGCGGCCCACAAGGAGCTTGATTTATGTCAAAAGTAGTTTCTACGTCTGTCAATTACACGATGCAGTCGGATAACGAGTTGATTACCGTTACCGCGGACAATCTTACGGTTACTTTGCTTTCGCCGGCGGTCGCGGGCGAAGGTCATGTCATCTCAATCAAATTGAACAGCACCGGCCCGGTCACAGTGCTCGGTGCCATTGATGGCGCGCTCGGTGTCCAATTTTCCACGAATGGAAGCCTGCTTTCTTTGCAAGCATCCTCGTCAGCCTGGGTGGTGAAATCCGCTCCTACGATGAAGCATGTTATCACGGCGGCTGGAGTCGCGGCCACAAACCGCGCTTACAATCGTTTGACGACTGTAACGGTCAGCGCCGGCTCTGCTACTCTGGTTGGAGTCCAGGCGGGCGATACAGTCGGTATTGACGCTACCAGTCTCGCTGGCGCTGTCGCCAGCAAAGTCATCGGCACGGCCATCCCGGTCATAATCACGGGCCTCGCTATCAATGGTGCAAACGCTTCTAGTTATGTTTTTGTGCAGCCGGTTGATGTGACTGTGAACATCACGGCTGTTGCTTTGACTGTCACCGGCATCACCGCGAGCAATAAGACCTACGATGGTCTGCTCACTGCGACATTAAGCACCGGCTCGGCTGCATTGAGCGGGGTGATTTCAAGCGATACGGTTACGCTCTCTGTCGCATCGGCTGTCGGCGCTTTTGCGACCGCGGCTGTGGCGAACGGGAAGACTGTTCAAGTTTCAGGTCTTACGATTTCGGGTGCTGATGCCGGCAATTACACTTTGACCCAGCCGACCACGACTGCCAACGTGACGGTAAAAACTTTAACTGTCACTGGTATTTATGCCGACAAGGTTTATGCCGACAAGGTTTATGACGGCACCACAACCGCTACTTTTAACACGCTTGACGCGGCTCTGGTCGGAGTCACCACGGGTGATGTGGTAACACTTTCTGTCGGCTCAATCGCCGGTTCTTTTGGTTCCGCTGCGGCAGGCTTCAACAAGACCATAACGGTTTCAGGTTTGGCTATCGGTGGAGCGCAGGCGGGGAATTATTCGCTCACGCAGCCTACTGTGGTCGCCGCCATCCGTCACGCGCCGCTCACTGTTTCTGGAGTGGTCGGCATTGATAAAATTTTAGGAGCCGGCACACCGGGCATTTCTGCCTTGGATGTAAGTGCCGCTGCCCTGGTCGGTGTTGTCGGCGGTGATACGGTCACGCTCGGCACCACAGGCGCTTACGGAAAAATTCTCACCCCGGTCATTGGTAATAATCGGCCTGTGCAAGTCATGGGCATGTCGGTCACGGGTTCCTCTGCTGCGAATTATATTTTGACGCAGCCTGTCGTGACCATCAACATCGCCTCGCCGTAATGAATCATGGACAAACTCCTGGCAAAGCGGCTCGAAAGCGATAAAGACTTTCGAGCACGTCTGGTAAAGTTAGCGAAGGACTATCTGAAAATAGGTAGGGATTCGCTGGCTTATTGGTCGAACGACTTCGACACGGCCTACGACATTCTTTCCTGCTATTCGGCGCTAACCAAAAAAGACATGGAGAGCATCGAACGCGGTCATCCGAAGCGTTACATCCTGCCGATGACTGCGACCCAAATCACGACCATGACGACTTACGTTTCCCAGGTCTTGTTTGGTCAGGAGACTCCCTGGAAAGTTGACGGTCGCCGGCCTGAAGATGAATTGCCGGCTGAATTCGTGAATAATCTTTTGCGCTGGAACGCGGAGCAGCAGCCGACTTATTTGCTGGGTTATCTCTGGTGCCAGGACTGCATCGCGGTAAATCGCGGAGTGTTCTACAACTCTTACGCGCCTATCTTCAAACCGGAAATGATTAACATGCCGGTTGAAGACCCTGCTGACATTGATGAAACAACAGGCAAGCCGCGCACATATATGCGGCCTACCCGGAAGAATAAAGTGGTAGGCAGCTATTGCCGGATGGAGTTGGTGTCGCCGTATGATTTTGTCTGCGACCCTTCACTTCCGTTGTGGCGTCAACAGGAGATGCGGTTTAACGGGCACCGCACGGTGATTCCGGTGACTGAACTTCGCCGGCGTTCAAAACTTCCGACTGACCATCCGCAATATGTTTTGCCGAGTGCTGTCGAAGAGTTAGTTACCAAGGCGAAGAAAGGTGTGGCCCAGGCTGATGCTGCCGTGCCGAGCTTACCTGGTGTGCTCCCCAACCCTGCGGAAATCCGATTGAGCCGCACTGCGTATGAACGCACGCGGGCGCTACAACCGACCGGCAACGTGCAGGCGGATAAGAATGACACCGGCAATGTTGAGTGCTGGGAGTTGTGGGTTCGCCTGGTTCCCAGCGAGAATCAGATTTACGCAGACACCGAACCCGGCAAAGCCGTGGATACCGGCGTGAACCAGTTGAATACTGGAACGCCCGACCTGCGGCCCGAAGCCACTCCGCCGGCGAATCTCAACGTCAGTGCTGACGACAATCCTTCGGCTAACGGAAACTTTACCCAGGATGTCTCCCAGACAGAGGAGCCTGTGCTCTTTCAGATTTTGATTTCTGGCGGTGATGTGCTCTTGTCCATCAATGAGTCCACTTACGAGCACGGCATGTATCCTTACACGCTGGCCGAAGGCCGACCGAACGCGCATTTCCAATTTTCGCCGGGCTGGGTGCAGATTTTGAAAGGCATCCAGGATTACGTTGACTGGTTGAAGAACCGGCACCAGGAAGCCTTGAGTCGGACAGTCGGGAACATCTTTTTCTACGACCCGGAGTATGTAGATGTCTCGGACTTTATGAACCCTGACAAGGAAGGGTTGCTCATCGCGCGCAAGCCGGAGTCCAAAGGCCAGAAGACGGATGACATCTTCAAACAAATTCCCATCAAAGACATGACGGAGAATTTTCTTGAAGAAGCGATGGAATTCATAAAATTTTCCCAGTCGGTTACGGCTGCGGATAACGGGATGCAGGGTAATGTTCCCGGCGGCGACCAGCCGAGTGCCACACAATTTTCCGGCACGCTCCAAATGGGTGCGGGTCGTATGACTTCAATCGCGCGCCTACTTTCCTCCCAGGGTCTCGTGCCGCAGGCGAAGCAGTTTGTTTCGATGTTCCAGCAGTTTTTGGACAAGACTCAAATTGTTCGTTTTCAGCCCAGCGACCCGACATCTGTTCCGCCGGAACTTCAAAGCGCTGCGGCTATTTCGATTTCGCGTGATGCTATTGCGGGTGAGTATGATTTCATTGCGCATGACGGCACACTGCCCGGCACCGATGGCCGGAAGGTCGCCGCGATTGCCAAGTTGCTTGAAGTGGCTGCGGCCTTCCCGCAAGTGTTCACGGAACAGCCGGGCAACCTTGACCCGAAAAAGCTCATCCTGGCCGGTGCAAAAGTTTCCGGTCTCAATGTGGAGAATTATTTGTTCGACAAAAATTCTTCTCCTTCGGCTCCTCCTGGGCCGCCGGGGGCACCGCCACTGCCTCCAGGAGTGCCGCCGATTCCGCCGGGTGCTCCTATTCAACAGCCAGGGCCGAAGCCTTTGATTCCGACTCTACCGCCAATCGCTCCTCCGATGCTGAAGCCGATTGCTCCGGTTCAACCGCGTCCAGGCAACACATAATATGCGCCGACCGATGCCAGCGTTACCGCACAGCGGGCTTTCTCGTTCACGCCAGATTGTCCTATCCGGCGAGCAGCGAAGTTCCGGGCCTCCGCCCCCCGGCCCGAACGGTCTTTTGAACGGTTTAGTAAGTTACTGGAAGTTTGAAGAATCGTCTGGCGACCGCGCCGATTCTATTGGTAGTAACATTTTGACTGATGTGGCTAGTGATATAGGGAGAGTAGCGGGGCTTTTTCCTTCGACGTTCGCCGCGTATAATACGGACTTTGCTTCTGGAAACCTGATTAACAGTTCTACAACAGGGATTTCCACATCGGGTGATTTTGCTTTTCAGTTATGGCTTCGTATTCCTCTCATCAATATAGGCCGGGCTTCGGAAATTTTTCAAGTTACTGATGTGGACAATTCAGAGGATGTAATTTTAGCCCAGCAAGTCCCGAATGACGATACGAGTTCTACAATCCTTTTAGGGAATGATGGGCCGACTTTCTCATTTTCTGCCATTGCAGACACCTGGCATCATATTATTTTTTCCGGGGATTACGACGGCAACATCGTCGCTGTCTATGCAAATGGAGTGCGCCTTGATGATGGGTCTATGACTTTCCCTCAAGACTTACCGAGCTTAATACTCTCTTTCTTCAATCACGAAGTCCCCGGAGATGGGTTCATCGGATTCTTGGATGAGTCTGCTTGGTGGAACCGACAGCTTTCTCCGACTGACGTAGCCAACCTTTTTAACTCAAATGCGGGGCTTCCGCTGTCCGGCTTCACTAATTGATTTTTGTTGACATTTTCTCCTGCATCTGACAGAGTAGGAGATGGCTCAAGTGAACCCTCTTGACATTGACCTGGAGAATCTAAAGTTTGATTTTTCGGGTGAATGGCTTCGGTTCCAAGAGTCCCGGCCTCAAAAATTTCTGGGTCTGTATCTTTCCAGGGAATTGAGGGACATACAAAGTAAGCTGGAGACTGCCTCTGGTGAGGAAGTGTTAAGGCTGCAAGGGCAGGCGTTGATAGCTCGCCGATTTGCGACCATACTTCAGCAGAACAACGTAGAAGACACCGTAAAATCAGTCATTGAACATTATGGCCGACATCCCAGCACCTAACACACCGCCGGTTGAAGCTCCGGTAGTTGAATCCACTCCCCGGCTCTCTGTGCCGGTCTCCGCACTTTTCAGTGAAGAAGATTTGAAGGCTCCTGGTTCTGTTGAGCCTGCGGCTCCTGCGGCTCCTGCGGCTCCTGCGGCTCCTGCGGCTCCTGCGGCTCCTGCGGCTTCTGCGGCTCCTGCGGCTCCTGCGGCTCCTCCCGTGGAACCGGATAAAAAAATTCGCGTGGGT